TTCTTTCCACAGGGTTCGTAGGCGCAGGTGCGGGGCTTCACTTGCAGCGGGCTCCCTTGCCGAACTCGTCCAGCACCTGGCGCGCGCCGCCGTCCTGGCCCACCATGAACATAAAACCGTTGATGCAGCGCATCTCGGTAAGACCGTTGACGCCGAACGAAAGCGTGCTGGATGAGCCTGCGGTTCCCGAAATGCCCATAACGACGCTCGCAAAGAGCAAAGCGATCGCAACACCGATGAAGATCTTGACAGGTGAATCCATGGGTTCCTTTCGACTATTCAGCGGAGCCGCCGCTGCTCGGTTTCACTCTCTCCCACCCAAGAGCGCTCAGGACTCGATCCTGCTGGCTCTCGGAAAGAACATCGAAGATGTGGAGGACGACGTTGCGAATCTGGAGATCGCTGGGTACGTTGGGATCGCACATGGCCCTGTCCACGGCATAGATAGCCGGAAGCCCACCGGCATATCCCTGCTTTGCGTAGAGTCGAGTCATGCCTCCTCCTTGAACGTCACGCCACGCTCTGCCCCGAAGGCCGCGATCAGCTCCATCAAATCGGACATCTCGCGCTTGGACATCTTGGAGGTGGACAGACCGAGCGCGACAAAGCCAGTCCCTTCGATGTTCGGCACGACATCGAGCTTTCTCAGCGATGCTGTGAAAACGTGCTTCCAGTCCTCGGGGCTCAAACGCTTGCCGTACCAATCGACTTGCCGCGAGACTTCAGTGAGCATTGCCCACATCCTGTCGTTCTGCTCGTTGGATCGGGTTTCGGGCTCGACCTTCACGCGTACACGATGACCCGCGAAGAGAAGAGACTTCGCAAGCGCCCAGACCTGCAGGATGGCCTGGTAGCCCTGTTGCGGATTCCAGAGGGTGAGAGTCAGGCGCTCAGACACGGCCAACTCCCAAGGCGCTTTCCGCCCACGCCTCGCCGCGCCGCACCATGGACAGTCGCTGGAAGCTCACGCCAAGCTCACCCGCCAATTCAATCAACGTCTTGTCGCTGGCCCTCACGTACCGCGCCATATCCATCGTCAACTTGGCCCGTGTCGAGCGAAGATGCGCGGTAACCTTCATCTTCCGAATCGCTTCACTCGCTTGAGCATTGCGCTTCAGATGTACGGCCTTCGTGATGGCTTTCATGTGCTTTTCGTTGAGACACTTTTCATGGCCGCAGGACATGGTGAGAACCTCACCGTCATCCAACTTGCGTCGGCCCATAGCCTTCCATACCACGCGCCGAAGATGTAGCGTGGTGTCCAGATCTTCATCGCGAAACGTGTATCGAGGCTGGCCACTCTTTCCGCATTGGCCAGTCCACAGGAGGCAGTCGCCGTCCTGGCGGCACCAACTCTCAAGCCATTCGCGCGAGACTTGTTCGGGCCTCATGTGCGGTGAACCTCGGTGGCGCCAAGCGCGATTTCCTCTGCGGTGAAGCCTGCTCTTTGCAGCTCCAACACGTCTTGCGGCTGATCGCCGATCACGTTCGCGTCAACGACGTTCTGGATCGTGTAGGCGCGACCTGCGATCAGGTCAGCCAAATTCGGAATCGGCTTCTTGTGCGTGATTTCGATGGAAACGATGGTGATCATCATCAATGCGCTCCTTGCTGGTGAGCGGCCATGACACGGGCGAGGTATGTCGGCCACTGCTCGCTGATCTCATTCCAGGGTTTGATGCCGAGTTCGGCAGCACGCTTTTCGACGCCGGAACGGGTTTCATGCCATTCCTTCGAATCACCGACTTCGATTTCACTGGCGTTTTCCCATTGGCGCTGGTTCAACCAGGTAGCCGGATACGGGATGTATCGCCCTCCCTCTTTGAGCCAATCGGCGGAACGCTTCTGCTCCCCAATCGCCTTCAGCAAAACTTCGATTGGGGCATCTACCTTCGCGAACGCCTTCTCTGCATCTGCCGGAGCCTTCTTCTTCGGGTAAGCGGCGTAAAAGGTTTTGAAGTCGCGCGCGCGCCTTTCTGCCTCTTCTCTTCTCTTCTCTGTCTCTCTCTCTGGTGCATCGCCGTGATATCCGCCTGATATCGACGCGTCATCACCGCGCTCCATCCAGTGAGACAGCTTTCCAAGAACATCAACAACGTCACGCTCGCTCATGCGAAGGCGAAAGGAAAGGTCCCCGAGTTCGGGGAGGTTTCCGTCGTATTCGCTGGCGAGCAGCCACAGCATCACAAGAACCTTCGCAGCGCGGGGCTCCAACTGGTGCCATTCCCTGTCGTCCAGGAGGTCACGGTAGAGCTTCACCCACGGCGGGCTACGATCCTTGAAGTGCTGGAACTTGCTCCAGTTCTTGATACGGATTGGCATTACTTACCTATGGCCAGTTCAAGCTCTGGGCCGTCCAAAGGCGGCCTGTCAGGCATCAAAAGTTCTTCCGACCCGCAAACCCATGACTCCTCGTAGTCATCCGGAAATTCGGGGCGATGCGCGTATCGATGCCAGTCAGGAGATGCGAACGAAAGAGTGTCTGGATAGCAGTTGAAGACATGCCATAGCCAGTTCATATGCGCAGGACCGAACACGAAAAACTCGCGCTCGCTATTCGCGCGAAAATCAGCCAGCGCTCTATGAAACTTTCGCTCAATCGATTGCGCGTCATCGACTTCGATGTAAACGAGCACATGGAACGGTTGTGGGATGCCTGTTGCTCGTGAAAGCTCTCGCGCACGCTGATGAGGCGACCTTTCCGTGCAGCCGATCTTGTAGTGGCAGGGCATCGCGGGGTTGCCAAGCAGATAAACGAAGCCAGCACTCATGTCTTACCTCTGCTGCATCGCAACAGCCGGAAACATCAATACCGTCCGACAAGACTGGAAGCCGGAGGCGGCGAAAGTGCGATTCGTGGGGCAGTTCATTTCGCCATCCAGACGCGAAAACCATCCACAACACGATCCGCGCCGTCATCCAGCTTCGCCACATCGATGTGACCTGCTCTTTGCAGCTCGATGGTTCTGCGATCGATCTGGACGACCGTCAGGCCAATGAGTTGTGAGAGTTCATGCGCCGTCCTCGGCCCATGAGTCTTCAGCGCTGCCAAGATCCGGCCGGCGTGGGAGGTGGCGAAGCGCTCGGCCTTCTCGGCAGCCTTCTTGCTGGTTTCAGGATCGCTGCGGCGAGCGCGGCGGGAAACGAATTCGATGGAGAGTTGTTCGCTCATTGCGCCTCCTTCGAAGCGATAGGCTTCCATTCCGTTGGATACCAAAGATCAACGTCTTCCACGCGACCGTGACACCATCCGTAAAGCGGGACGTGTGACGCCTTGCCGAACCATGTTTTGCGAACGATGTAGTACAGCTTTCCGGGAACCTCGCGCGGCCCACCGAACGTCTGTCCGTATCGCCGACCACGCGCGATGAAGCGCGTTCCATCCTTGGGCGCATTGTCGATCGGCAGCCAAGCACTCATTCGCACCGCTCCTCAACGTCCATAGCCCAATCCAGCGCAGATCCAATCACTACAGTAAGAGTCGTTCCTGCTATAGCCAGGATTGAGAAGAGGAGAGCAAGGTCAGAGAGGGACATGTAAGGACTCCCTTGCATCAGCGGAATACAGCCCCATACGGGTGTATTCACGACGCAAGCTGTTAAGGCACTTCTTGCGCCAGTACCAGTTCGGTCCAGTGACGCTGCCGCCATCGTTGAGACGAAGACGGCCCACAAAGATCTCCTGCGCCTTGAAATGGCGTAGACGACGCAACTTCATTGCGCGAATCCCCGGTATGAAGTGGCGATGGTTTCGCTGCTCATCTCACATCTCCTTGACTGGAAGGGCGAGGATTTCTCTCTTGGGAACGGGCGGTTGAAAGCTGCGCTCCTCGGACTCTTGCGTGTTGTCGTCTTCGCGCCAAGGCTCAAGACAGTCGTCGGCAATGGACATCACCGTGACAACATCGCCTTTGCGTACACGCTTGTCCTGCACCACGAAATGAACATTCGCTGTGGCGACGTAGCTGACTTGCGGCTCGATAAGCCACATTCCGCATTTATCCAATCCAACCGTCCTTACGGCACTCCCGGCGATAGCGATCGCCCCGTCTTGCTGGTCGATGGATGCTTTGATCCATGCCATACCACCAGCCTTGTTTCGCAGCTTTGATGGCGGCTGGGGCTTGATGAATAGCGAGCGCAGCTTGTTCCAGACGTTCATGCGGCCTCCAGTGCCATCAGACGTTCGCGCAGCTCACGGATTTGCACGTCTTTAGAACGCTCCACAACCTCTCGTCCCATGCGCCAAGCCTCGTACTGAATCGGCGCGAGATTCCCGCATACGTTCATCAACGCGACTCGCTTGTTCGGCGGGAAATTGCCCCTGCCCTTGCGGATTCGCGAGAAGTGGCCCTTGTCGATTCCACCCAGCTTTTCGCGGATCGTGTCGTCCGAGAGATTCGAGAGGTTCATGCATAGATTCAGAGCCTCAAGCTCCGACTTGCATGCCTTAATGAATTCGATCGGAACTTCCTGAGGCCCTTTCACTTCGGCTAGAAAAGGCATCTCGCGTTGCGAATGGTTGTCCATGGTTGACGCTCGTTGACTTCGGTTTAGGCGAAAAAAACAAGAGACTGCAGGCCATGAACAAGCGCCCGCCTTTCGGAATAAAAGCGGCTCGAACGAATCGAGCCAAAAGCAAGCCCTATAGGAGGGAGGGAGGGGACTTCGCTGCGATGGGCGCAGCGGGGCTTGCAGGATTGGGAGAGAGCCATCGTCTAGGCCCTCTCGAACTGAGGGAGGTCGAGCAAGTGATCGGCGCTGACGGCCAAACGCTCGCAGATGAGCTTGAGCTGCAAAACGCTAGGGCTGCCACGGCTCACTTCCCAATGGGACACAGCTGCTTTGCCAAGGTCGGTCCCATCAGGCCCAAGCCCCTTAGCCAGTTCAACTTGGGTGACCCCTCTCGCCTTGCGAACTTCTTGCAGCCGTCTGCCGAAGCCACGCGATTGCATGTCGCCTTCTGGCAAAGGTCGCGTCGCGTATTCGTGAGCCCATACACGCACGTCCTGATAGTCCAGGCCCGCGAACCACTCGTTCTGGAACCTGGCTCGGGCTGCATCGGCGCAGCGGGAAATCAGGAGGGCCTCTCTCGGCGCGGCCGGCCCGTCACACTCAAAGACCGCGTGCTCGATAAGCTCGATGCCCATGCAAGCCACACGATCAGCGTGCTGCGCGATGCGCGCAGTTGGATCGATAGAGCGGCCGACCTTGATGTGGCCGTTGGAGAAGTGGCAGACGTAAAGGGACTCCATCGCCTGTCACCTGGCCCCACTCGCCCTGCGCCGCTCAGGGCCGATGTAGTTGGGGGTTCGAATGACTGCCTTCGCGGCGTCGTTGCGATCAGCTGGCTTGTCTGCCTTGAGCTTGCCGCCGCTGGCAATTTCCAGTTGGTATTGCCTGCCTTCGGGCACTTCGTTCTTATCGAACCACTCAGCAACTGATGGCTGCTTACATCCAAGTACGCGGGCAATCTCAGCCTGCGTCCCGTAGTAGTCGAGTACTTGTTGAGGGGTCATACCCCCCGAATTATCGGCATACCGAAAGCCATGTCAATAGGCTTACCGAAAAAAAACAGGCTAACGATGGCGGCATGGTTGTGGTGCCCCCAAAATTCGAATCCTTCGGAGAGCGGCTGCGTTGGTGGCGTATCCATCGCGGCTACCAGCGGCAGGGCAAGTTCGCAGAGGCTGTGAAGCTGGGCCAAGGAAGCCTGTCGGACATGGAGAACAACAAGATCGGCGTGTCTGCCGAAACCCTTCTACGGTTCGCGGACGCCCTTGGGTTGCGGCCTCAATACCTGCTGACCGGCGAGGGGCCTCCCGAAGGAAAGAACTTCCAAGAGCTGAACGGCCTAGAAGCTCAGCTCGTCATGATTTTTCGTCAGCTGCCCACAGACGGGCTGCGGGACGCGTTGCTCATCGATGCGAACAACATGCTCAACAGAGCGCGCGCGGGCGAAGCCTCCACGGCAAATCCATTCGCAGGCGTCCCTCCGCCCCCTAGCTCCCAGGAGGTGGCCGAGCGTCAGCCTCAGGGGGGCAGACTGCGCAGCGCAGACGAAATCATTAAGGACGCTCGCATTCCGTCGCCGGCTGAGAAGAAAACACACAAAAAAAGCGCATAGCCCTATGACGGTACTCTGGCGTTCCTACGGTCGAGTTGGTAGAACAGTCCCCATCAGGGGGCTCGATGATGAAAGTGGTTTCGCTGTGCCGGTACAAGAACCGCGACACGGTGGAAGTGTTGGAGGCGCTCGTGGCCAAAGCACGGGCCGGCGAGATCACAGGGATTGCCTTGTGCTATCGAACGTCCCAAGGCGCTGAGGATGCACTGATCACCGGGCGGTATGCTGCAAGTACCGACCTGGCTGCAGCTGCGGCACTACGAATGTCGATGAAGCTCGCCAATGCGCGAGGTGAGTACTGAGAACGTAGGAGGGATGCGATGCTGACAAGAATGGGCTCAGTCGTCTGGTGGTTTGGTCTTGTTATGGGGTTGGTGTTCTTTGGGTCATACGCCGTATCAGTAAACGAACACTCGGGATGCACGGATCTGCTCGCCAAAGCGGATGCAATCGAGGCGAAGCAGAAGGCTGAATACGACGCTTGGTCAAGAGCACATCCCGGCGCGGGAACATTGGAATCCTTGGACTTCTTTTCGAAGCAAATTGATGAAATGCCGCCGCGTGAAGAGGTCGCGAAATGCCGTCGAGGAGCGGATGTCATTCCTCTGTTCGTCGGTGCAATCCTCGTGGCGTTTAGCTGGTCCCTAGCGTTCGTTCTTGGCGGGAGTTTTTGGAAGCCGCCAGCTCCAAAAGAGTCTAGGTTCATCAGCCTCTCAGAGCTAACGCGCAAAAACTAGCGCTCCGGCCGCTCTTCCTCCCAGAAGCCGGACTTAGCCGCCCTAGAGGCGGTTTTTTTGCGCCCCTCGGGTTAATACCTACCATCTTGCTCAAATATTTTCGGCATACCTATTGACATTCATTTAGGTATGCCGATAATTCTCTCCATCCCGAACCCCGGGCCAAACGGAGAGCCAGATGAACCACAGCAAGCAGAGCAGAGCCAGGATGTCGCTGATCGCGGCAAGCTTGTTTGCCCTGAATGCGTCTGCTGCAGTCCTTCCGGAGACGGTGGGACTTCATCTTGTTTCCGTTCATGCGGAAGACGGCAAGAGCGCTTCTGGGTCTAGGGGCTGGAACAACGCCACCTACGGTGCCTACGCGATCTGGAGTAACGGATTCACGGTTGGCGCGTATCGCAACAGCCTGTATCGCCAGTCGTACTACGCGGGCTGGACTCTTTCTCACGGTCCATTCGCGATCACGCTCGGTGCAGTCACGGGGTACGACCGTGTCGTGACCAGTGGAGGCGACCACACCGCGATCCGCTGTGAATCGGTCTGCCGTGAAGTGCAGCTCAAGGACGTGATCTTGCCGATGGTCGCGCCCAGCGTGGTCCTTCCGATCACGAACAACACGAACGCTCGACTGATCTTGATGGTCGCGCCTCGCAGTCCTGCGGCGCTGAACTTTTCTATCGAGCGGACTTTTTAAACCCCATCCCCGAACCATCGGGGAGCCAACCTTAAAGGAGAGAAGAGAGATGGCGATCAACCTGAACGGAGCGAACAAGGCGCAGGTCTTGGCCGCTCTCTACAACGCGGCGCGACCGCTTGGCATGGGCTTCCTGAATTACCAGGCCGAGCCGATGACCGAGCAAGAGGCCGCCGAACTGATCAAGAAGAACACGTACGGCGACAGCTGCTATTTCGACTACCTCAAGGGCCGCGTAATGAAGGTCGAACTCGCGGACGACACGCTGGAGGAGCGGCTGTACGACCGCGACAACGGCGACGGTGCCGCCTACGCGGCGATCAAGCACCTCATTTCTTCCGAGTAACCACCCTCCCTGCCCCGCAGAGCCGGGGTAGTCGAGTGGTTATTGCCTGATGAACACATAGGAGAAAGCAGATGAAGCCTTGCAACTTCCCCGCACGCAAGCAGGCCCGACGTGAAGAAGCGCTCGCGCGGATTCTCGTTGCCCCGCTGCCTTCGCACTACGAAAGCCAATCGTTTGCGCAAGAGCTTCGCGACGAAGAGATCAACAACATCCGGTGCAAGTTGCGTTTGGATGCTCGTGACGTTCGCACGAAGAAGGATCGCAGCGCTCGCGGTCGTCGTCGCGGCTGATTCCCGACATTCACCACGGAGAGAACACCGGAATGAAACCCGATCCCACTCCCACCCTGGAAGACCTTCAGGCCATGCCAGGAGCTTTGCCAGTTCCTCACATCCAGAAGTTCGGGCCGAAGACCGAAGAGAGACACGCAAGCAATGCAGCGGACTACCTGTCTTCCATTGCTCTCGGTGCCCTGCGTCAACCTCACATCGTCGTTCCGGAATGGAACGGAACCGGAATGAGTGATTGGGCTCGGGCTCGCTGTACCTGTGGCTGGTGTGGTCCGAAGAGGTTTGGGCACGAAGACAACCAATCCACGCTTTTGCAGCAGGACAAGCGTGGGCACTTGGAGGGTTCGAAATGAGCCAGAAGATCAATCCTGAGGTCAAGGCCAAATGGGTCGCCGCTCTACGTAGTGGCGAGTACAAGCAATGCAAAGGTCGTCTCCACTCACCTGACGGCGGCTTTTGTTGCCTGGGCGTACTTTCTGATATTGCCGTGAAGCACGGTATCGGCGAATGGCGTCATATCGGCAGAGGCATCTGCTTTATCAGCGATAGCTCGTTGGATGAAGTCATGCTGCCCGAAGCGGTGAGTGAGTGGGCCGGATTTGGATATCCAGAGCGGATGGGCGGCAGAGTATCGGTTGACAACGCCTCTGACTGTCTCGCTGCCCACAACGACGCAGGCCGCACCTTCGCCGAGATCGCAGATGCAATCGAGGAGCAGCTGTGAGCAGCATGACTGCCGTGAAGCACACGCCACTTCGGCTGGAGCTGAAGAACGGTTACGCCACGATCTACGAGGCATATGGACGGCCCACATGCATCATGGATGTGGACCTTAACTCTGACCCATCCGTAGGCGTTATCGACACGAGCGAGCGCGATGCCGCATTTCTCGCCCACATCGTCCAGTGCGTCAACGCGCACGACGAGCTGGTGAAGGCATTGGAACGCGCGAAGGAGCAACTCGACCCAGACTGTTTCACCAGCGAAAGCCGCGAAGCGTGTCTAGCGCGCATCAACAGGCTACTCGATCCTGTGATCAAGGGGCGATACGCCGCCGCTCACCACGGCACCGGCTTCCTCCCGAAGAAGCTGGAACAGATGGGAAGCAAGAAATGAACATCGTTCCCTTCGTCGCGAACGTCACTCCCCTGCGAGAAATGTCCCTTGAGGAGCTGTGGCGCGAAGCCGAATCGCTCGGGCTTTTGCGCATCTATAGCCATGGTCATGGCTGGCATGACAAGGGACCGGTGAAGCACTACGACGTGAAGATCATCGGGCATAGGCGCAACTCGAAGATCGAGGTCGAGCGCTCGCATCCTTCGATCTTCTGCGCACTGGCAGATGCCATCAATGAAGCCCGCGAGATGGGCTTGGGAGAGCCGGGATGATCGCCGTCTACCGCCTCTATCGATTCCGCCGTTCAAGTGGCCTGTCTTGCTGGCAAGCCCTGAAACCCAGATCCAGTCTTCCCACCATCGAAAGTATTGAACACGCTGCTTGGTGGAGCGGCTGGTGGACGAGTTCACCTGTTTTCTTTGTCATTGGCATCGCTGTGGGCGTGATGCTGGTTAAGCACTGAATTCTGTATGTGCCAGCAGCAATTCGACTACGAAGTGACGCGGCAACTTCAAGAGGAAAGCGAACATGAAGGTCTATCAGGCGATCAACAAAATCCAAGCCGAGTTGGCGACGCAAGGCATCAGCAAGGCCCACAAGAACACCCAACAGGGTTATCAGTTCCGAGGGATTGACGACGTCTACAACGCTCTGTCCCCTCTGCTTGCCCGGCATGGGCTGTGCATCCTGCCCCGCATGCTTGCCCGCACTTGCGAAGAGCGCCAGACCGCCAAGGGCGGAGCGTTGTTCTCCGTGACCGTGGAAGCCGAATTCGATTTCGTTTGCGCCGAGGATGGGTCCAAGCACACGATCAAGACCTTCGGCGAAGCGATGGATTCCGGGGACAAGGCTACCAACAAGGCTATGTCTGCAGCCTACAAGTACGCGGCCTTCCAAGCCTTCGCCATCCCCACGGAAGGTGACAACGACGCGGATGCGACTACGCACCATGTCGTTCCGACGTCTTTTCGCAGCTCCGCCACCATGGGCGCTCTGGAACAACTGGAGCCGAATGAGCGTGAGTATGTGGAAGGACTAGCTGATCGAGTCAATGAGCTTGGCCGGGCTGACCGATGGAAGGAATGCGTCGCGCTGGTCGAAGGCGAAGCCCTGGAAGACACCCTTGCCATGGCGCTGTGGTCCCTGCTCGATTCCAAGACCCGCGCTGCCTACAAGAAGGCTAAACAAACCATGAAGGAGGCCGCATGAGCCGACAGTACGACAACAACATGCGCGGCACGCTGGGCCGCAACCATCGTCGCGAAAAGGATTCCCATCCGGAATACACCGGCAAATGCGAAATCAACGGTCAGATGTACTGGATCAGCGCCTGGGTCAAGGAAGGGCAAGGCGAGAAGTTTTTCAGCCTGTCCTTCAAGCCGCAGGAGCAAGCACCGACGCAACGTACCGGTTCCGCTCGTCGGCAGGCGCCTGATGACGACTCGATCCCTTTCTGATTCGGAGTCACCCCCCATGACCGACCAAGCAGCAAAAGAGCAAGCCGCAGACGACCTGCATCGCGACATCATGAATCTGCCGTCGAAGTTCGCTAGAGCGTGGAACGCGCCAAATCCGACAGAATGGGTTCAGGGCTATGAGAACGGTCATCGTGACGCTCTTTACGCAGCAGCCGAACTGGTAGCCGCCCGCGCCTCATCCCCGGTAGCGATCCCCGAAGGATGGCAGCCGATTGAAACGGCTCCTCGCGGTAGCGGGGAAGATGGGCCCGGCGATACGAGACACCCGGACTATGTCGAGCCGCCGAAGGTGCTGCTGTGGACGGCAGAGGGCATCGTCGTCGGCTACTACGACTGGTACTACCACCCCGGCTACGGCGCTGGCGCAGAACCCGGAGAGTCCGTATGGCGCGCCCATGACGGCAGCTGTACCTATGGCGTGACCCATTGGATGCCGCTCCCGCAACCGCCTGGCGCATCCGCTCCCCCATCACCAGGTGCAGCCCAAGCCTGCGGCCACCTCAAGGGCGACTGTGAGCAATGCCATCAATGCCTGATCGACAAGGGACAGAAGTCATGCCCGACGTGCGAAGCCTCCCCTCCCGCAGCCCAAGGGATGGAGCCGTTGACGAAGATACCGGGAAGCGATGCGGTTCACATGGCGCATTGCTATCAAGGCGAATACGCGCATTCGTGTAAGTACGGAGCTGAAGATTGCCCCGCTCGCGCTTCGGCCTTCCCTCCCGCATCACCAGCGCCAGCACGGGAAGCGCAGCTTGAGGAAGCGTTGCGAAAGATGCTTGCCACGCACCCGTATGCAAACAACGGGCTCGATGGCTACACCGTACTCGTGACGCGTGAACAGGTCGAAGCTTGCCGCGAAGCTCGCGCCGCCCTCTCTCCATCTTCACCAGGGGCGCAGACGAAAGGAGGTGTGTGATGCCACGCTGGAACGACCCCGAGAACACCGAACAACAGCGCCGCCGCGAATTTGAGAACGACGTGTTCTACGACGCATGGCGGCGAGGCCTGAATCCCGATCGCGCGACCGAATGTGCGATGGACTGCTACTGGGAAGGTCGCACGCCTGAGCAATGCGTGGACGGCTACGAGGCGCGCGTGCGCTCCCAGCGTGAGCAGCGTTGTTATGAAGAGGAGCAGGCCGAGTATTACCGTCAACTGGAGGATCACGATGGCGAACAGTTCTGATCGCATGAACTCTGGGGCGCAGACAAATGATGGTGAGCAGAAAGGAGGTGCGTGATGGCCCAGATCACTCACGAAACCGTGAACTGCATTGAGGCCGCTTTCGAGCGCAAAGACCCGGACGGCGGCTTCCCTCTGACTTCGTGGGAGAAGGTACAGCTGGCTCGCGCATGGGTTGACCGCAACCTGCTTGCCGATGCGATCGCGAAGGCTGCGCAACGAGCCGGAATCTACAACGGCGAAGCGACACTCACCGGACCGCAGTTGGTGCAACTCTGCGAAGACCTCGCGAGTACTGCTGGCATGAACTCTGTCGCATCAGTCGGGGCGAAGGAGGAGCGGAATGCCTAGTCAACAAGCCAATCCCCACAACCGCCGAATCCGCGAACTCGTTGCCGAGTGGAAGGCGGCAAAAGCAGATTCGAAAACTGTGCGCTGCACATGGCCGAACTGTCCCTGCGACGGCTTCACGGTGCCTCAGTTGTGCGCCCCGAAGAAAGCCGTCTCTGGCGTGGCGGTCAACCCCGGGGCGTCTGGGGAAGGACGTAACTCGAAACAGGAGAACAACCGTGGCTAAGCCAATTGGCAAGCGCGCGGCCTATCGCGCAGCCTTGCTCAATGCAGCAGCGCTCATCGAAACGGAAGACCTGGAGAGCTTGTTCGCCGAACTGTCGGACGAATTCTCAGACGACGAATCTTGGGAACGACTCGAACAGGCTCAGATGAGGGTCGCGGCACTGCTGCGTAAAGCTGCTGGAGGCTGCAATGACTGATGGCGTGGAAGGACAGAAGCGATGAGGCGCTACGGAGATTCTTTCGTCACGCAGCGTCGGCCTGCGCCCGTTCTGCCGTGGCGTCGCCGGGCAGTGCTCGGCATCAAGAGGGAACTGGAGAGCGTCACGAGTTGGCGGATGCGGACCCTGCGAGCAGTACACGCCTCTGGCGTGGGAGGCAATGATGCGTGAACTGATGGATGACGACGGCGAAAACCGCGCCGTGCGCGGTTTCCTGATGCTCTACGGCACCCCAGGTCTGACGATCGGAGCGATGCGGAAGCACATGATCGCGCTCGGGTTCCCGCACTGGCCCGAATGGGTCGGCTTCGGGTCGCGTGATGGCGAGCATTTGACCAAGGGCGGCGCACAGAACTGGCTGCGCCACCTATTTGCGCTGGAGAACGCCGATAGCGTGCAGCCGTCTTCCAAGGACCCGAAATGACGACACACACTGATGATTCCCTCGGCAGCATTCCTGCGGGTGAAGCAGGGGAGCCGGTAGCAGAACTTCGCCAGGACGGCAAAGGCGGTGGGTACGTTCACTGGCTGTCCGACAAAGTCTTCGAAGTCGGCACGAAGCTGTACACGCGCCCTTCCCCTGCTCCAGCAGCAGCGGTGAGGATGCCAGAGCGCGACGAGATCACAGTCAATCTGGTGCGCCTCGCAGGGCTGGACAAGCACAAAGCGCGAGAGTGCGAGGAAATCGTCCGTCAGGTCTTGAACCGTGGAGCAGCAGCGCCAGCAGGGGGAGAGACGACGCTGAGCGATCGGGCGAAGTACTACGAAGAGTGCGCCGCGATATGCGAGCGGCTCGGAGAGAGCGAATACCCCACCAGTCCCGATGACTGCGCGACTGCGATTCGTCGCGCTGCAGGAGTCTCCCGCCATGCCTGACACCATCAGCATCGAGGGGGCGACAAATGCGCGTTGAAGCCACGTTGCCCCCTCTGGTCGAGCCGCCGAGGGTGAAGGCCCCCGACGTTGATCTGACATGCGGCGCTGGTGCCGAACTGAAGCGCGTTCGCGAAGCGCTTCGAATGTCTCAGCTCGAGATTGCTCGGGCCGTGGGTCTTGAGCGGACCAGCATCACGAACATTGAACGCGGCAGACAGAAGCTGTCGCTCGTCACGTTCAAGGCTATTGCTGACGCGCTCGGGATGGATGTCGTCATTCATCTGAAACCTAAGGCCGTGGCAGCCGCAGAAATAGCCCGTCAGGCTTCGGATCGTGGAGGTGAGAGATGAGCGGATGGACCCGCGAGCTTCCAACTTCGCCCGGCGTGTATGACCACCGCAACCTCGAAAACGCAAAGGGTCGCGTACCGATCCCCGAGCGCGTTATGTGGGTTGGCTACGTGAACTGGGGCCAAGATCCCCGACTTGGTCACGGCACGAAGCCGACGCAATTCGTCAAGCCCAGACTCCGCGCGTGCCGCATCGAGCAGCCCATGACTACCGACAGTCTTACTGTGCGGGAATGGGGAGGCGAGTGGCGGCGCATCGATGGTCAGCCATCAGACGCTATTCCTGGGAGTGAGAGATGAGCGAAGTAGCGATCATCACCGAACGCCAGCGAAAGCTGATTTCGTTCGCTCTCTATTTATTCCAGGTCAACGCGCATGACCGCGCAAACGCTGCAGCGCAGGACAAGGACGGCCGCTACTTCAAGCCGGGCGCGGTCACCGCGTTTCTGGCCGATGCCGGAGATGCGGAGGAATTGCTACGGCTCATGCGCTCCAACACACCGCTGCTGATTGCGCAAATGAAAGAGCGCAGCCCTTCACCCACCCCACCAGAAGTGATGCCGGAGAAGTAAGAGCATGAGTGACCAACACGAAATCAGGAAGTTACTGGTGGATGCAAAGACTGCAGCCGAGATGTTCGATTGCGGCGTGTCCACCTTCTGGAAGCGTGTGAAATCCGGCGTTTATCCCGCACCCGTGAAAGATGGCGGATCTACCCGTTGGCGGGTTTCTGATCTTGAGCGGCACGTACAAGCCATGCCGACCACCACGCCATCAACTCACGGCGCTGAGATAAGTACTCAGCCCGGTTATACGCAGCCCTGACAGCATCGGTTTCCTTGTGGGCCAACTGGCGTTCGATGACATCACGGCTGAATCCGCTTTCCTCGTTCAGGACGGTGGAGGCCAATGCACGGAAACCATGGACGGTCATTCGTCCTTTGTACCCCATGCGATACAGCGCGAACAGGAGCGTGTTTTCGCTGATTGGCTGTCCAGGTTTGGCGGGGGATGCCAAGAGCAATCCCGTTGCGCTCATTGCTTGAAGCTCTCGAACCCATCCTTGAACAATCGGGGTCAGCGGGACGACATGAGGAAGCCCCATCTTCATCCGCTCCGCAGGGACGACCCAGATAGCCCCCTCTTCCGTCAGCTCGTCTTCGTGAAATCCGCGAAGCTCTTTGACGCGGACGAACGTGTGCGCTGCCAACAGAAGCCCCAATCGGGTGACTGGCTCGGGGTATTCCAGAATCTTGCGCATCAACTCCCCAGCCTCACTTTTATGGATGCTGGGCATGTGCTTTTTCACCTTCTTCGAGGTGAGCACGCGAGACAGGTGCGATGCGGCGTGTTTTTCGATCTCTCCCGCATCGACAGCGAAGTCGAAGACAGCGGTCATCCGGCCCGCTACCCTGTGAGCGGTTTCCACTTTTCCGGTTTGCTGAATGTCCAGGACGATCTTGGCGAGCTGCTTTCGCTCGATCTCATCCAATGGCAGATGCCCGATGGTCGGGTAGGCGTACTGCTCCAGTGTTCCTTCGACCTGGCTGCGGTGCTTGGAATTGGACAGGGACGGGAGGTGTTTCAGGAGCCAGCGCTTCGCGACCTCCTTGAACGTCGGCACCTTGGCCTTGGTGACCGCAGGAGCGGCCTTGCGCACACCGTCATGGCGCTCCCGAGCCTGTGCGAGGGAAACCTCTGGCCAGAGGCCATAGGTGCGTGTCTTCTGCTTTCCGCCCTCGGTGTAGTTCGCGCGCCAGCTCTTTGCGCCGGTGGGGCTGACGAACAAATACAGCCCCTTGGCATCCGAGAGCTTGTAGGCTTTGTCCCTCGGTTTCGCGGCTTCGACCTGCCGAGCCGTCAGCGTCATGGTATTGAATCCCTCCGTACCTCGTCCGATACCACGACTGGAGCGTGGTTTGGGATGGATCAGAATCCCGTCGATCTAGACGATTTGAGAGAGTGTACCCGCCCGTACAGAGGGAGCCGATGGACGGCGTTGGACGGATTGAAATCCAGAGAGATAATCTCTGGCGGAGACGGAGGGAGCGGAAACTGCTTTGACGACAACACTCTAGGCCAACAGTACCATGCGCGATGCCCTAAGTGTGGCTCCCCTTGCCTCCGCGCTACGCTATTCACTCTACCTGGAGAATGAGATGGACTTGTGGCTGATCCAGAAGAAGGACCTGGGCATGGAAGCCCCTTGGGGCTATGACTGCTATTACGCCCACGTCATTCGAGCCGAATCGGAGAACGACGCGCGCAGGATCGCGAGTACCGTCGCGTGCGATGAAGGGCCTTCTGTGTGGCTCGATCCATCCATGACGACCTGCAAGCCCCTGACATCCACAGGCGAGCCGGTCATCATTCTTTCCGATTTTCTGGCAGGCTGATCGCCGCCCGGCTTTGAAGGAGTCGATATGACCAGTGAGAAATGCAGCTTCAAGATAGGCGATGCTGTGCGGCTCAAGCCCAGTGTCCGCAGGCTCTACGACGTCAAAGGGCCTGGTATGGCGCGAATCATTGGCCGCTATTCAGATGTTGAGGGAGGCGTCATTCTGGATCGAAGAATCGAGGGATTCCGCTCCTGGAACGTCGAGGATTTGCTGAAGGTTGAGCCGAAGGATCAAAGATGACCAGCCCTACCCTAGAACTGCCGCCGATGCCAGAGCCATGTTATGAGGCGGGAGAGCCCGTCATGGCGACTGGAGGCTATACGGCCAGTGCCATGCGATCCTACGCCCTTGAAGTGCGCCGCCAGGCACTGGAGGAGGCTGCATCAAGCAATCAAGACAAGCTCGATGCGCTGCGCTACAGATGGCTGCGCAACAAGAGCGCCAGCCAGCATAAGCATCCCGTTGTTGTGGCCCAAAAATTGGACATGATCACTGGCGTCCACTACTCCGAGCCTCTCAGTGGCGATTCTCTTGACATCGCAATCGCTGCGGCGATGAAGGACGATCGATAATGCGCAAAGTCGAAAAGTGGCTCTGGAAATACCGCTGGGCCGGTAGGAACCGGCGCGGGACCATTTACATGACCGAGGAGCAGGTAAAGAAAGAACACCCGGAAGCGGTCAGGATCGAAGGGTCCATGAAGGTCTTCGAAGAACCTGAGACCGAGGAAGAGAAGAAAGAGGCCTGGAGGCTGAGCGATACGGCTGCTTTCCGTAAGGGCGCTCCTCCTCCTTGGTGGAAGTCCTGATCGCGACGGACTATCCGACTATTTTTGCTCGCCCGGCATCGTTCATATAGATCCGATCAGCTCGTGACATCATCCCATTCAACGGGACATGATGCACGAACCCGAAGTGGGCAAAGATGTTGTCCCACGCCTCGATGGCGATCTCGTTGATGTGGTGGTAGTGCGGTGCGGCATTACCTTTGGCTGCGGAGAACCAAACCACGTCAGCATGCCTCACGCAATTGTCCACAACCTTCGAGGCAAACCACGGCTCGATATGCTCGGCTACCTCGGTGCACATGGCGATTTCGAATTTCCGCCCGAGAGGCTCCATGAATTTCAAGTTGCACTTGAGAATGCGATCGGCAGGGACGCCGAGTGACAAGAGCTTATCGACGCCGCCCGTCGTGCCTTCGACGGCCACATAGTCCAAGGCTGCATCACGGAAGTGGCGCGTGATCTCTCCGCCTCCAGTCCCGAGCTCTAGGACCGATGAAAATGGTTTGCCGAACAGTGCCGTGTACGTTTGCTGCATGTAGGCATACAGCTCGTTGGACTGCTCATAGGACGGATGCCCACGCCCATCAGCGAAGTAGATCGGCGCGTACAGAGCATCGAGGGACAGGTACTTGAAGCTGTGGGGGCATTCGGGATTCGTCCACCAGCGCGTCCCATACGGGTGGTAGCCGTTGGTCTCTTCGCCGGCCTGGTCGAAGACCTGTACCGTCTCTTCCTGCATGAGGGAGATGACCTCATGCCCAGATGTGAGCTTCCTTTGACCCGTGACGGTATGAGCGCCCACCGGCACAACGAAACGGTCTACGACCTGTTCTGGCGGCAGCTCTGCTGGGGCGTCAGCTGGTTGGGGCGCAGATTGAGGTGATGTGGAAAACAGCCGCCTCAGTACATCAATCATCGGTTCCTCCCTAGGGTTCTTCAGGAGGGATTATCGCGGACTAGCGGACAGTCCTCACTGTGGCCACGCCTGCCTTAGTTCGCGGGCTTCGGAATCAGCTCGCTGAGCATCTTCCGCGACTCCGAGATAAAGCTGAGTGCATCTTGCAAATAATGTGGAGGTGACTCGGAGAGCCTTGTTGGCGGTGGCGAGGGATTCTTCGCTGGCTCGCTGGATGGCATCGAGGTCGCTGCGCAGCCCGTCAGCATCATGACGAGCACGAGCAGCATCAGCACGCAGGCGATTCTCACTGGTGGCGGCAATGCGAGCCACGTCATCCACCCGTCGCTGACGTTGTTGCTCCAATGCCCTGGCTTCTGAATTTGCACGGGCGATCTCGGCTTGTCGTTCCAGGTCATCTTGTTTACCTCGATCATGGGAGCCTTTGAAATAGCCGCCCCCAAAGGACAGGGCGATGGCTAGAGCGCATGCAAGCCACAGGCGGGGGTCAAGAAGGGAAAGCATCACGCCACCTCAAGAGCTTCTTTGGCAGCTGCGTACAGGCCTAAGCGCTCGGCGTAACCGTTTAGCCCACCATTGATACGTTTGGTGATCTTCTCGAAGTCTCCGGCGTCGGCCAGTTCGTTCAGGCCGTGAGTGCCCCAGAACCACGCAGCAGAACGGGCGGCGAGTTCTGGTTCGCCCAGCCTTTCGGGCTCGGAGATGAGATCCACCCCAAGGCCCTCTCCTGCTTTTTCATAGTTCGCCCGGCCGGTGATCTGGATCAACCCTCGGCCACGAAACTTGAACCCATCGCCCGGAGCGACGTTCCCGAGGTCGTATCGGCCTTCGTACCTTCTTTGCGATTCGGTAGGCCCCCAGATTTCCACGGTGAAGTGCAGACCGCCTGATTCGTGGCCGATCTGGGCGAGGAATGCGGCTTGTCTTGCTGGCGTGTTGATGTCGAACTCGTTCATCGCTGCATCAAGCAGAGGGGCGAATTCCTGGGCTCGGTCAAAACGTCTGCATCCAGTGCACGCCATGATCTGCTGGGGAGTCACGGCTTGAGTTCCTTGAGCGTTTCCGTGGGATCGGCGCGGAACTTCTTCAGCAGGACTGTCGCCCCACCGAGTACGAACCACGCCAGACCCCCAACGATTCCATTGATCGCTGCGATGTGTGTGTGTTTGTGAGGGTCCAACCACGCAAAGGACTGAAGGGAATGAAGCCAATCCATCGCTACATCCCCGAGGAGAATGCTCGATCCCATCGCGACGAACACTCTAAGGAACAGCTCTCGTTTGGTTCCCGGTATATCCACCGCAGCGATGAGAAGCGCCCCTATCCCAGCTGGAAGGAGCTTCACAAGCAGCACGCCTGCGCCCGTAGATGATTCGACCGACATGCTGGCTCCTGGGTTGTTGTGGCTCATGGATCAAAGCTCGGCGCTTGCGGTCCATCCGCAGTTCAGGGTTGTGGCGTTGGCGAACACGAACACTTCCGTCGTTCCGGTCCAATCCGTTCCAGTTGGCAAAGAAGTACCGGCACCCTGCGGAGAGTTGCCATACGCCATCGTTGGCGTGCCTCGCTTTGGAACCTTGAACACGATCGTCGCGTTCGTGGTGGTGGCGTTGGTCCCCGCTTTCACGCCTCCCGTCTCGTAGTACCGCTGATTCAGTGATATCTCGTCGGTAGGAGTGCGATGCTCCAACATCGTGGAAACGACGTTGCTGGAATCTCTTGCTCGTTCCAATTGAACTCCGCCAATGGCGAAGATGTTCCCGATGGTGTCCAGCACATTCACTTGTCCACTTACTGCCGTGAATGCCCCGTTCTGCCAGGTTCCCGCAGTGGTCAGGAAGTTCGCCCCTGCCAGGAGAGCCCATTTCACGTTAATGCCTAGCCCGGTCGTGGTGCTCGTCAGCGTGTTCGTCAATCCGACAGGGAGCGTCAAGGTCACGGTCTGCCATGTATTGGCCACCGCCACGTTGTAAGTCATGACATACGCCTGCGTGGATGTCTGAATCGACACGCAATGAGTACCCGTCTTTGCCGACCGCACATCGAAACGCAGCGCAATCGGGTTGCCGATCAGGTCTCGGACGAGATATCCCTCGATAGGCTGGTAGATGCCAACGAACTTGCTTGCCGTGATGCTTGTGTCGGCCGTGGTGACGGTGACGCGAAGGCTGTATTGGTAGTCCGCCCCGGAAATCACGTCCGCCTGCTGCGAAACAGTGACCACCGACGTACTGGCTCCTGAGTTCCACCATGCCCAACCGTCCAATGTGTAGGTCAGGTTGTTGGTTACCCCGGTGATCGAGGTTCCCCGTTGGGCAACTTCGTGCTTCGGGTTACGGATCTTGTTTCTGTATGACAGCGCACCGATCAACCCGCCGACTTGCGTAACGGTCGTCGCGTCATTGCTATTGACCCCCGCCGTAAGGTTTGTGAGTCGGTTGCTATTAGCGTTCTGATTGCCGGTCCATGCGGTCTGCCCATCCGCAGAAAGCGACCCCGTCAACGCCGTAGCGATATCCGAGGTGGTGTTGTTCATCACCGTGCTGCTGATGATGGTTCCGGTAACTACGGGGTTTCCGGCCGGAAGGCTGTAGACGCCACTTCCGTTTCTGGGCATGGAAAGCTCCTAAAATGAAAAAAGCCCGCACGGTGGCGGGCTTGGAGGTGAGATGACCGAAGATCAGTTCTGGCGATCTGTCGTCGGCGGGATGTTGTTCGTTCTCATCGGAAGGTGGCGCACGTTCCGAGATCTATTTCGTCAGTGGAACCAGCGCAGGCGTGAGATAGGGCGCTAGAGCTCTAACTTCTTCTGCAGCCAGTGCAGCTCCTGCGGGACGTTTCGTGAGAAGCGCTGCTGCGAGTTTTTGGCCTGTGGCCGTGTATGGGAGAGCGGATAGTCCCGCAACGGCTGCAAGTGGAGCTGCTGCTTGTCCAACAGCAGGAACACTGTGCCCTGCAGCCAGCGCGGCCCCGGTCATTAGGGCGCTGCGCAACGGCGTGCCTGAATCAGGAACCTTGTTCCCCATTACAGTTTTTGCGGCTTCGGACAAGTCCTGCATCAATGCATCCCCACGAGCAAATGCGGCTTTGTTTTTGCTCGGATCTAGCGCTTTCACTGCGTTTTGCAGCTGCTCTGGGGTAAACACGCCACCTTCTGCCCCAAGCATCCCTGCGGCGCGTTGTGGCCGCATGAAGTTGGCCCACCCCTGATTAACCGATTGCAGCTCCTGTGCGTACTTGGCGGGGGCTACGCGTTGGACCATGCTGCGCAGGGTTGCTTGGGCTTCTGCAATCGCGTTACCCAACTGGCGGGTGTCGTAGTCTTGGCTTCTCAAATAGCCGCGTGCCATCGACCCCAAATTGCTCTCTGCCGCTTTCATGGCTTGCGGAGTCATGACGCCATTCGCATCGATTCGGCCGAGAACCTCGTTCTTGACCACTCTCTCGAACTGGTCGGCAGTCGATTGCGGGAGGTTCTGCGTCAGGGAGGAAAGGGTCTTGATGTCCTGCGCGAACTTCGCGTCGGGGCGAATCGCGCCCATCTTCCCGAGAACGTTCTCATACGCATCGCTGAGTTTCGTTCCGGCGTATTCGATCGCTTCCCTGCCTGTCGTCCCCGCTGGCAGCTTTTCACCGATCGGCGTCAGTGCCCGGTTGATTGCAGCCTCGTTCAAATCCTGGAAGGAGCGGCGCTGCGCATTCTTCACGATGTCCCCGAGGAAGGGGACGCTCGTAGCAGCATCTTCAACTCGCTTAAGCGCACCTCCCATGATTTGTCCTGGAGTCAACGTCACTCCGGAATCCAGAAGCGTCTTGGCCTCTGCGGACACTTTCGGGCTGATGGCGCGGGCCAAAGCATCCGCCGCTGCGGAGGTTCCTCCACCAATCAGGGCTCCCGTCGCCATCTGCTTCAGTTTTCCGCCTTCGTACCCTCCATCGGTGACAGGGGATGAAATTCCACCGTACAGCGCTCCTTGCGCTGCACCAGCCAACACACCGGAGGATGCGGGCATCACTGCCGCAAGAGGGGCAGTCGCTGCCGTTGATCCGAGCATGCGGAGCCAGTCAATGCCGGGCTTTTGCCGTTCGCCAGTCACCAGGCCAGTTAACGTCTGTGGCTCGGACGCAGCTCGTCTTTGCTGGTATTCCTGCTCTCTTTGCGCAATCGATTGGTCCACCTGTTGCGCGGTCGGTGCCGTGAGGCCCATGGCTCGCGTGATCGGGCCAATGACGGGAGCATTGTTCAATGGGGTAAGAGCCGAGTTCAAAGCGTTCGCAACAGGAGTAGGAACGGCGTGAACAACCATTTGTTCGGTTGCATCTCGGACATCCCCCAATCCTTTCCCGACACGCTCCCACCATGCAAGAGGCTGAGTGATCGGTTGCGCTTTAGCGGCGGCAATAGGGGTTGCATCCCATGCGGACACAGCTTGTCCTGCCGGCACGCTGTCTCCCGGCGTAGCGTCCCAAGCGGAAGGCATTACTGCACCCAGCCCTGTTGATGCGCGAAGTTATAGGCTTGGCCGAACTGCGTGCGTTGTTGCGGGGACATCTTGGACTTCATCTCGGCCCTCTCTTGGGGAGTCGCGCGGGAGAATTCAAAGATGCGCGGATTGAAGGTCTGGCTCCATTGGGTCTGTGCCTTCTGAGCTGCGTTCGGATCGCCAGGATTCGCCTGCACCTGTTGTTGGATGAACTGAGCCCTTGCAATAGCAGCGTCGTTCTGGGACAGGACGTACCTGATGGCTCCTTTCAATGCATCGGGGTTCATCGTGTCCGCATTCGGCTGACCGGCCTTGAACTGCTCGAAACGAGCATCGGACCCGGTAAATCCGTTCGATGCCGCTGCGGTAGACGCGGAGTTTTCCAGGTACTTCTTCAGCGTCTGGAAGCCGTTCACATCGCCCTTCGCAACCGGAATTCCCAAGTTGTTCAGGATCGCCAGTGCATTGACGGTTCGAGACACCCCGGGACCAGCTTTGTCCAGAGCTTCAATGGTCTTGTAGGCGTTCTCAAGACCCGCAACAGTCTGCTTGGACTGTTGGAGCTGCATCGGGAGGTCGGCAAGAACCTTCGCCCCTGCTTCCTGCGTGATCTTGTCTTGCGTGCTCTGACCGAGAGGAATGCCCAGCCGCTTCATTTCCTTCTGGACATCGTTCACATCCTGCTGCGCGCGCGCCTTCATGTCCGGCGTAGCCCGAGGATCGGAATTCAGCTTTGCAAGGCGCTCCTGCGAAGCCTGCAGCTCTCCTTGGTAGATCGCTGTCGTATCGGCGTCAGGCTTGAGCGTGCCACTCGACCCGACTTGATTACCTCGCACCGGCACCACGCGCCCACCGGGTAGAGTCACTGACGTCAGCGACTCTCCGGTGCGCGCTGCGGTCATGCCGCCTTCCATTCCCGCGCGGGAGCGCACCGCTCCGGGAACGCCAGTTGCTGACACGCTCCCGCCGGGGCCGACTTGGAACTGCATGTTCTCGCCAGCATTCGGAGCGACTGCTTTTAGCGAAGGAGCTCCTGATCCGTTGAACATGTACAGCGGCTCGCCCGGCTTCACGGGTAGAGCTGCGCCCTTTTCAGCCTCTCCCGCCGTTGCGGCGTAGATTTGCTGTGGCGTCAGCCCAGCCTGCTGCATGGCCCAGATCTTCGGATCGGACATGCTCTTGGCGAACGCCTGCTGATTTGCAACAACCGGGTTGCCGCCACCTTGGACAGCCGCCTTGCTGGCATCAGTGGGCGCATAGGCCGACGTCAATGCTTCAAACTGCTTGTCCCCGATCATCCCCGCATCGTGCGCAGCAAGAATCTGCGCGGGAATGTTCATCGGGTTGTTCGGGTTCATTGGCGGTCGCTGGGGTTCTTGGCCCATCAAAGCAGCAGCAACGCGCTTCGGGTCAGGGGGACCATAGCCATCCGCAGCCATGCCCTGACCTTCGGCTTGTGAGACCTGTTCGGGCGTGTATTGCGCCGATCCGCTAGGCTGGTATTTCTGCAGAAGCGCGCCATAGGCTTGAGCGGCAAGGTTCGCCTGGTCCTGGACTGCGCTTTGGATACCCTCGCGCCCGGAATAGGTCTGAAGCATCTTCGCGAGCCCTTCCAGCGGGCTGACGTGATACGCCACCCCCCCGATGGCCCGATTGCTCGTATCCAGGGGCGTCATGCCCTGCTGAAGGAGAGCCTGCGCCATAGCTTGTCTCTGCGCAATGAGCGCAGCTTGGGCCTGGATGTTCGGGTCGGTGTTGAAAAGCGGAACGGTCCCCTGCGGCATTACTGATTACCTCCCGGGTTCATGAGTCCACTCCAATAAGTTGGCTTGGGCGTTGATGCGATCGAGAAATAGCCGGGCGTTCCCGCGTACTGATTCGTGGACGCGGAGCCAACGTTGGAAGATGAGCCCCCAACAGAACCCATTTGGGCCTGCCCTTGCTTTGACAGCGAAGATCCGACCGTCTTCAGCCCCTGCTGAAGAAGTTTCGACCACGGCACATTCCCGGTGCTTGCGTACCAAGGAGTGGCTACGCCTGCATTGACAGCGCCCGCAGGAGCGACACCGCTTGATGTAGCTGCATCACTCACCGCATCCATGCCATTGGTGTATCCATACGAAGATGCATCGAGAGCGCCAGCACCTAGGCCCCCTCCTAGACCAGCAAGTCCGGCCGCAGCTCCGGCCGAAGCGCCAGTACCGATTCCTGCAGCCCCGGCACTTAGGCCCTCCGCAAGACCGCCAATGCCACCAGCTGCCGCACCTCCAGCGCCCGCACCAAGACCAGCAGCAGCTCCGCCAGCTGCGCCTCCTGAGCCCATGAGAAACGGCAACCCTTGACCGGCAAGCGCGAGAGCTCCTAAAACGCCTACCGGGGTTTTCAGGTCATTGACCGTGCTTTTGACGAGATCGCCGAACGAACCACCGTTCTGAACTTTGTCGGTGTAAGCAACATTCCCGGTGTTCGGGTCGATGACGTTGTACGTCGTTCCGGGTGTGGTGATCGTGTTCGGGTCGTACTGGATGAGGGTTTGGGGGGCGTAGCTGTTCCCTCCTCCTTCGCCCGTGTTCATCAGCCCCACGGTCCCATAGGTCAACCCACCGATGTCCGTGCCCTTCCCCAACGTGGACATCGGGTTGGTTTGTGCGTTGGCCCAATACTGATGGAGCTGGGCTAGTTGGTCGGGTGTGAGAGCCATGTCAATAGCTCATGAGCGCAGCGCTGCCTAGCCCGAACAAGCCGCCGAGCATGCTGTTTTGGAGGCCAGTCTGGGCGTTGTATCCATTGAGCGCGCCCTGATAGCCCATGTTCGCTGCGCTGAGGTAGTTGGGCGCGTTCGCAGTGATCGAAGGCGTCCCCTGGAACTGGGGCGTTTGCACCTGAGAGCCGTTGATCAAGGCGTTCAAGTAGTTCACCGGAGCATTGGCGTAATAGCCTTGTTGCTGGATGGCCTGTTGACGCGCCTCCATGTCCTTGTCGATGCCGTACAGAGCAGCCTGGCTCAACTGGTCGTTTTGCTGCTGCATCAAGGGACGACGGGCAGCGTTATAGGCGTCCGATCCCACAGGAATACCCCGATTCGCCATCTCCGATTCGAACTGCTGGTTCTGCAGATCGATGTTCGGCTGGAGGCGAGACATGATGGCTTGCTGCGCCGTCGTGCCTGCATTAATCGGCATCTTTGGGAGCTGCGACTGATCAAACAGCCCTGTGGGATTGATCATCCCCAAGGCACTGCGCTGAAGACCCGACAGCCCAGCTTGTGTGGCCTGCGTGTTGTTCAGGGCAGTTTGCGCGTTCGGGTTGAGCGAGATGTTTTGGGTGTAGATCGGCGCACCGGTTGAATCGGTGCCAGTCTGCTGCCATGTCTGCGAGCCGAAAGGCGTGTTGACGTTGTAGCGATTGAGGGCTGCGTTGAAAGCAGCCGTGTTCTGCTCAAGACCTGTCTGCGCTTGCACAGACTGCGTCGGATTGGGCGCAGCCGGGGGTTTGCTCTTGGTTCCCATCAACGTTCTCCAAGCCAGCGGCACTCGGCCGCTGTCATCGTGTAAATCAGCAAATCGCCCGTCATACCGGCACCAGTGATGGTTGCCTCCAGACGGAATCCAAGGTGTTCGTCAAACCTTCGCGCGGATTCATTCCCAGAATCCACAAGGCCGATGACCTTGTTCACGCGCAGCTGACGAAAGACATATCCAAAACACGCTCGAAGGAACGAGCGGTTCAACCAGTTGCCCTCGCCTGCGACGTGCATGGCAATCGAGCGGCCGTTGTAGTGATCGAACAAAACCCCAGCGATGAGACTTCCATCTCGCTCAAGCCCAATGGCTTGAGAACTGGGGTCGTAGGTTCCACTTGTGCGCTCACAGACCCACCGCCCGACACGTTCGGGCTGATCCCACACGATTGCACTCACAGGATTGCGCCGCGCTCGAAAACGATGTCGGTGGACACCCACCGCACGTCAGTTCCCTGGGAGGCAACTGTCACGCGTGGAGCTGCGGAATATCCAGTCCCCGAAGCTCCCTGCCAGTTCTTGTAGATGTCGATCCCTCCCCACAGCCCCACATCCCACAACGACACGTCCCATGTGCCGAATGTCGTCGGCGTGAGCGCGATGGATACAGCAGGAGTGTTCGTATCGAAATCGACGTTCAGCGATGCTTGTGCTGAGAACTGACCCGTGGCCCTAAAGATCGGCCGCAGCATCGTGAAGCGCTTTCTTGTTCCAGGCGCTTTGAAATAGCTGAACGCCTGCAGTCCATCGGCCGTGATGTTCGAGCCGTTGTCCATGTACCCATTGAACGCAAGCCCAACGAATCCATTGCCGCCGAAATAGGCGTTGTCTTGATACAGCGCCCAGCAGTTCGCTCCCCACCCAGTGAAGTTGCACCACGCTCCTGTCAGCGCATTCATCACGTACTGTTGCTGTGACCCCGGGCTGATAGGAACATTGAGGATCAGCATGTTGTTCCTCGGATAGTTCATCACCTGCCAGCCGAAATTTGATCCGTAGCTGGTGATCGCCGAGGAAATGGCGTACTGGATCTTCTGCGACAGGGCCGACTTCGGACTCGTCCGATCCGACTGAATCGCCTCGGAAAGCGGAATCAGCCCGTCTTGTGAAATGACGAGCAGATCGCCGCCCCACTTGTACATCGCTCGATTGCCAACTGGCGCGCCCATACGGTACAGGCCACGTAATGCCCATGACCCCAGAGGATCATTACCACCATAGACCAGCACCTCACCGCGAGAGGTCATGAAGACCAGGAAGTCATCCACCCCCTGCCCGCCATCAACGGTCCAGGTCGAAACCGCCACAAGCGACCCTCCACGTTGAAAGAACGCAGACAAGTCAAATGTTGTTGCAGCCCCCTGAATCGAGCCTATGGGCATGTAATAGGCGATCAGGCTGTTCTTCTTGATGCCCCAGAGTCTTTGCTTGTGCAGCGTCAGATCAATCCAGGTAGACGTATCAGCGCCGGTGATCGTGTACGTCCCACCTCCATCGACATCCCAGCTTGTTCCGTCGAAATAGCGCATCTTGTCCGCGCCATTGACTGACAGCATGAAGTTGCCCCCAGCCGTTTCCATATTGACGTACTGGAAACGAGCATTGGTCAGCCCCGTAACAACCGGCGCTCCCACAGCTCCTGCGTTGGTCACGTCATAGATTGAGTTCGCAGCCGCTGCAAAGAGCTTGGTCGTGCTTGCTCCTGCGAAAGAAAACAGAGTTTCGACCTGGCCACCGATTCCTGACGCCCAGACGGTATAACCTTGACGCAGCATCACCTCCGTGGTCCCGGGAAACCAGTTGGTCAACGACACGGCGTCGCTGATCTCCATCGCACCGATGGAATCCCGCGCATTCCAGCCGCCTACAGGAGCCGGGAAAGAAGCGGATTCGGCAACTCTGCGCTGGGCGATGCGCATCAATCAGCTCCCATACCCTGTGTCGGGGATCTGTTCCCAACCAATGAGCACCTCGCTGATCTTGGGAGCACGCGAAAGCGTCGGAGAACCATGGTCCTCGGACTTCGCGATGTCCAGATGCTTCGTGTAGTCCCGGTACAAAGCCGTGGTGTCGAAACCTTTTGCCTCGAAGTACTTCAGCTTCAACCCAAGAATCATCAGACGATCGGGAAACGCGCACGTATCCGTGTCAGCCGTGAAGGTGCTCTTGGGGCTCGCGGACTGAGGATTGACCCACCCATTGGAGGAGTACTCAAACCCCAGATATTCAGGCGTAGCGATCAGTGGCCAAATCTGGAAATACCCCCCCATCACTCGATACCTCAAACGAGGCCCTGTGGAGATATAGGAGGACTTCAGGAACTGCCACTGCTGCGCCGTTTCAGGACCGAGCATCTGCCAGCGCTTGCTCTTGTCGTACTGCGTCCGGTCGATCAACCTGTCGAAGTCGGAGGGAAGGGAATACTTGGTCTTGCCGAACGTCAGCGACTGGCTGCCGGAGATCGTCGCGGCTTGGCTGAGCGTGACTTGGGACGGGGAGTCGTTGGTCAGGACGTAGGTGTCCTGATTGATCCCGGTCCCCGTGATCATGTAGGTGTTATCAAGTCCGGTCGTGGAACCTAGACCCGTCACAACTGCACTGTTGGCCGTGAGAGTTCCAGTGGTCAAAAGGAACTGAGTGGTAAACCTGTATTCCTTTGCCAGGAACTCCCATGAGTATTCACGCTGCAACTCGCCGCCCACCGCATTGATCAGGGCATAAAGCTGGACCACGTCCTGAGCGGGGTTGCCGGCGACAGACGTAGGAACGGTCAGCCCCATCTCACCGCTGGCGGCTTGGACGAGTTGCAGGAGGTTCATGACGCAGCTTCTTTCTTCGGGCGTCCAGGTCCACGTTTCTCAACGTTCGCCATCAGCCGTTCCATCTGTGCTTTGAGATCGGTGATTTCCTGGTCGCGCTTCTTCAGCTCTTCGGCCTGGGCCATCACGATCCCGGAGTCCTTGGCGTTTGCGAGGAATGCTTTAGCCTTGTCCCGCAATGCAAACGGAGACATCCCGGCGAGCATCCCGAGAGCTTGAATCTGCTGGTCCGACGCATCAGCCAGCTGCTCCACCGTGTAGAACTTGAAATGACGCATCTCGGAGGCTTGCGCCGGAGTCAGAAGGCTCCAGTCACGCAGACTCGTTCCTTGCACGTCTTGCTGGGCGCTTGCATCGTTCTGCGCCTGCGCCCATTGAATGGGAAATCTTTTCTTGTGCTCGTCGTTCGCGAACGTATCGATAACCGAGGTCATGTCCCCGGGAATCTCGATCCGCACGAACCACGCCATGTACTTGATGGGCCGTCCTTCTTGGACGGTGAGGAAATCGTTTTCGACTTCTCGTTGGTAGAAGCGAACTGCCAAACGAGTGTCTTGGGTCATCTCTTGCATGTCTGTCCTAAGTGGTTAGGGTTGACAAATGAAAAGGGGCGGCCCGAAGACCGCCCCACTCGAAGAATCGGTGATTACACCGACGACGCTGCAAACCAGCCGTAGTCACCCGACACCATCGCCGTTGCCGGAGAGGTGTACGCACCGCCACTAGCGGTTGCGAGGAACGTCGATGCGTTCACCGTGCATACCGCCGTCGAAGCAGAAATGCTGGCGTTCGCCTTGGCAAAGACGTAGCGTTTGCCGTCCGAGCCCCAGACTTGTTCGCCGAGGTTGAACGGCACCGTGCGAGCACCGGACGAGATGTCCGACGCAAGAACGGTGTTGACGAGATCGGCCCCGATGTTGGGGGTCACGCAGTAGGCCATGATGCTTTCTCCTTTCCTTTAGGCAATCAGCACGCCGTTGAACTGCGAGCCACGGCAAGTCAGGTTGCCCGCCCAGCCGATCAGCTTGACGATGGCGTCCTGGTTCAC